TCTAAAATAATATCACCAGAAGAATCTAGTGTAATATCTGTTCCATCATTTGTAATTGTGTCTAGTGCTATTGATCCAATATTTGTAATGTTAGCATCACTCATATCAAAACTTCCTGTCACATCTAAATCACCACCAACAGATAAATTTCCTGCTGCGGTTACGTTTGCTCCACTAAAAGTTAATGCAGTAGTTGTTCCAGATTTAATTATTAAATTTCCTGATGTGTTTGTTGCACTACCAAAAGTTGTTCCTGCATCTTTAAAAAATACATCTCCACCATCAGCATCTAAAATAATATCTGTTGTTGCATCTAAAGTTAAATCTCCAGAACTAGTTAAAGTTTCTGAAGAAGATGAAGAAATTTCATTTATGTTTGTACCATCTGTGTAAACAAATTTAGTTCCTTTATCTGTTGTTGAAAAAGTAACACCTGTTCCAGACACTGTTTTAAATTGTACAGTGTAAGCACCTGATGTGCCATTAGTTACAATAAATGTTTTTTCAATTGAATCAGGAACTGTTACAATAGAGTTTCCTGTTATTGTTCCTGTTAATTTTATAACAGCGTTTTGTGCAGTTGCTGTAGCAGCACCATCTGTAATAGTTAATGCTAATGTGCCACCATTTGTTACTGCTTGTTCTACATAACCAGCTACTGCTGTATTAACGATAGTTAAATTAGTATTAGTTTTATCTCCCCAAGTACCGGCGTTCTCGCCAGTTGCCATTATTTCTATACCAAGATCTGTAAATGTTGATGCCATAATTTAATTCCTATTGTGGTGGTGACTGTATAGGTATCCTAACAGTACCATCTGTGTAATCATCCCTTCTTCGTCTTCCAATTTGTTCTGCAGCAAATAATTGTACTGCTTCTTTATATTTTCCTTCGTATAATTGTAACATATCCATAGGTCCTTTTAAAAAAGCATAAGCTTCTGCTAAACAACAATATAGCAGACCATTTGGAAAATTCATACTAATATAATTAGTATCATTATTTTCAAATATAGTTGGAGCTGCGTTGTAATGAATTTTGTATGCAAAAGTACTACCAGGTGTTGGTGACACAATTATAGATCCAGAGTTTGATGAGCTTTCTCCAGTTGCTCCTGTATCTAACATTGCATAATATTTAGGTGTTCCAGTAGATGTAGTTGCTGAAATATATTCCTCTAAAAATGTTACATCTTTTTTTTCTAAATAAGTATTAGCACCAGTGTAGGTAGATCCAGTTGCAGTGTAAACTTGCACTGCTCTAATGAATACTGCTCCTGCTGGTACAGTTACAGTTCCTGTTCCTGCTGTAAAATTACCTGTAGATGTTTTTCTATCTGCATCTAAAGGAACGTCTCTAAAAATTCTATATTGTGCATTTAAAATAATATTTTCTATAACTGAATCTGACAACACAGTAGAGCTAACTTCTGTATAACTTCTTATTTGTGTTTTTAATCCTGATGCGCTTATTCCTGCCATTATGCTGTTAGAGTTGCCGGACCTGCCGAGCAATTCTCTCCTCCTCCTGATGTACTACCACTTGTAGCAGTATCTGTGTCTACAGTAAAGTGATAGAAATCTGTTGTGTTAGTAATGTTTCCACTAGAATCTCGTTTGCCAACTGTAATAGAATATCCAGCAGCTTTTGCAACGTTTGATCCTGTTATGCCATCAAATGATGCAGGGTTTGCAAACGTGCCTGCAGTAGAAGGTGATCCTCTAAATCTTACAGTATCACTTGTTGATCTACCATGCGATGGTTCTGATACATTTATAATTCCTGATGAAGCTGCAATAGTTTCAAAAGGATTTGGTTTTAATATTACTGCAACAGAATTTTCTACTCTATCTGGTCTTGCATTTATTAAACCTTCTTGATCTGCAGCATGTACACCTAATTCTAGTTGTGGATGTTTAGCTTCAAATTCTGATTTGTGCACAAGCGAACCATTCCATTCTCTAATCATTTCATTATATGGAAATTCAAATCCTGATCTATCTGATATTGCTTTTGCGTATTTTCCTGTTGCCATTATATATTCGGGTAATAATTTTTAGGAGTTATGTATGTACTAGCAGCAGAACCATCTTCTGATAGTGCTCTTGCTAATTCATCTTCGTAATATAACTTCATTGTTTGTGTTAATTGCGGATTTACTTTTTGACTTAAATAAAAAGCTAATCCTGAAACCATACAAGGTACGAATCTGTATGGAAGATCTGTTGCATCTGTATAAGTAGAATCTACATCTTGTATTCTTTTTAAATAATAAAAATGTAAATCTTTAGATGCGTTAGAAGAATCTGCTGTTGGGTAAACTGTTATTGTAGTTTTGTCCACGAATCTTTGAACAAAAAATTGTGCTGGTGTTCCTTTAGATAATTTACTTGATAGTGCAGAATAAGTTGCTCTAGAAATTTTTGTTAGAGAAGAATCTGCTTGTGTTGTTTGAGTTCTATTAGATCTTAAAGTTGCTTCAAGCACATCTGCTACACCGTAAGTATTAGCAGGATTTGTAACAGCACTTGTGCCATCACCTGTTGCTCTAAAAAAATTATACTCTGCTTGTCCTTCAATTAAATCAATATTAGCTTCACCAACTTCCCAATAATGAATACCTCTATTACCCCATTCTTGAAAAAGAATGTTTAATGATCTTCGTGCAGTTTTTAATTGATAACCAGAACTGACTTGTACGCCAATTCTTTCGTATGCTTCTTCAATAATTTCTTCAACAGCAAATGTTTTATCAAAAGTAACTGTGCCTGACGTTGTGTTGGCCATAAGTTACCTCCTAATATAACTTTTTAAATTCTGCTATTACCGTATACATGTTACCATCATCTGCTTCAGCTGGAACTACTAAGTTTACATCACTTTCGTTACTGTTAGCTGATTTGTCAGTTTTTAATCCACCAAATTCTCTAAAGTCCCAATAGCCTGATCCTGTTAAACCTATAACGGGTATGTCACCGTTGTTGTCTTCTTCATCCATACGAACGTAAGAATCTCCACCATCTCCACCTTGTGATGAATACCATACTCTTTGTAGAACTAAGTGTAAGCAAGAAGCACCTTCTGAATTATTTGCCATTGCTGATACATCTCCAAATACAGTTGTTCCACCTGATCCGTCTGATTGATTTACATATTTGATAACCACTCTAACATCATTTTCTTGCATGATAGTTGGTCCTGTTACTGTGTCTGCCATAATCCCTCCTTAATTAAGATTACTAGATGGGGCCGAAGCCCCACCATAAATTATTTATTACGCGTCGTATCCCCACATTTCAAGAAGTATTCTTCCTGCTGAGTAGTTTCCGTCAGTTGCTGCACCAGTTACTAAATATAAATATTTATCTGCTGCTGGCACTGTACCTGCTGTAAAGTAATCAATTGAACCGACAGTTAAGTCGCCGTTGTTCATTACTTGTGTTTGGTTAGTAAGACCTGTTACTGCAGCATCTTCTGTTCCAGTTGCTTCATCCGCATACCATAAATCGATATCTGGATCACCTGTTGCTGGAGCTTCATAAACAGACCATTGACCTGTTAAGATAGTACCATTATTAGCTGCAGTAACTTGACCAATGTGTGAATTAGCTGTTGCTGCTTTTCCGATAATGTCACCAGAACCAGAACTTGCTAAACCAGTTATGTCAAGTAAAATTGAAGTAGAGTAAACTCCACCAACTTTAACTGCTGAACCAGCATAAACTGTACCTGTACCAGTTGTGATACCTGTACCTGCTGACATTGTATTTCCATTAAGATCTACAATACCCGCAAAAGTTGCAGTTCCACCTGCTACTAAATTTCCGCTTGAATCAATTGTTGTGTTGTCTGTAATAGCACCAGTAGTAGCATTTTTAGAGATTTGTTTAAATCCACCTTCTGCTCTTACCGGACCATTAAAAGTTGTATTAGCCATATTAATATCCTCCTAGATATTTTAAATGTAGTCCCTAGGGATGTCGACTATACGCGTCTACATTTAATTTTTATTT